CCTCAAACATGTCTCCGCCTGGCGAGTTGATGTACACCGTCACTTCACGGTCGCCGATCGCTCGCAGCGCCGCATCGATACGTTTGAGGGTCACACCCTCCCCGTACCAGTCCTCACCGATCACGCCGTAGATCGTGATGGCCTCAGAGGTGTTTTCCACGGCCGCCTGGATGGCAGGATTCCATTTGTCGAGCGCGCGCGGGCTCATCTCGCTGCGTAGGCCGCGAGACTGGATCTTGTGTTTCATGGTTACTCCTCGGATTCGCTCTTGAGCCAGTTCATCAGCGCGTTGCGCGCGGCTTGGCTGTCGTTCTGTTTGCCCAACTGCTCAAGCGGCACCAGGTTCGACTGCACCGTAAGGATGTCGCCGCCGGGTTTGCTCGGCATGTTCTCTTTGTGCCGGCCCTCGTTTCGCGTCATCAGGCCGTTTTGGCTCATGGTGCTCAAGTAGGCGGCACGGCCAGCGCTGTCAGCGCGCAGGAAAGCTTCCAGCGAGAATTCCGAGTAATGCTTGATCCGGTCCACCGCCGTCATGCAGCGCTTGTTGACGCACTGCTCGATCGGCGCGGTGTAGGTCATGATGCAGTAGGTGAGGAAAGCGATCTGTTGTTGTTCAAGACCGGTACCCCAGTTGCTGCCCTTGTCAGTTTTCATCACCATCCAGGGCGGCACGCCGAACCACCGGCAGATCTCCTCGATGCTGTGGCCGCGCGACTCGAGCAACTGAGCGTCAGCCGGGTTGATGCCGATCATCTCGGGCTTCACGCCCTGCTCGAGCACTGGGCTCTTGCCCGCATTGAGCGCGCCGGAGATAGTCTTGACGTAGTCACGAAACTCAGCGCGTTGCGTTGGATTGAGCGTCTTGTCCACCGAGAAGGCTACGGTGGGCATCATCCCGTTCTTGAATGTGGTGTTCGCCGCATCATCAGCCGACATCGCCGAGCCAAATACATCAGCACCATAGCGAATGGCCGACAAGCCCATCCTGCCATCCAAGGTGAAGGCCGGAATGTGCAGCATGTCTCCCCGGGCGATCTCCCGGCGAGCGCCTTTACGTGGTTGGAAGAAGTAGCGCAGCCGACCATCGTCGTCCGTTTCTGGCGTCACCCGCGACGGCAACAGGAAGTCCAGCGCGATCACCCGACCGCCAGCCCGGTGAATCTCGCAGTAAGCATTGCCCCACAGCAGCATCGAAGCGACGACCGCTTGCCAGAAGTGGAAGGCCGCCATGTCCTCATTCGGGCTGTTGTGCACAACGTCGTAGAGCGGGAAGTCCCGGGCTGTCTCGCGTCCACCGTCGGGGAGACGACGGTAGATGCTGAGCGGCAACCCTGCGACGGACGTAGAGATAATCCGCACACACGCCCAGACGGCCGAAAGCCGCATGGCCTTGTCGACCGTGACCGCCTTGCCGCTGCTGGACTGCGCGTTCATAAAGGCGTTCCAGAAGCCGCCATCAGAGAGGCGGATGCTTTTGCCAAGCCAGCTGCTTACGCTAGCGGATGGCTTCGTTGCAGCGGTACCCAGCGCCTGGGGGAGGGATCTAATCACTGCTCAGCCCTCGTCGGATGAATGCTGCGATGCTGAACAAGCTGGCCGCGCCGGCGAGCAGTGACCAGCCCGTGCCGAACAGCACCCATACCCCGCCGCAGGCCAGGCCGAACGCGGACAGCGCGCAGATAATGAAGTAGTGAAATGCGTTCATGCGATCAATGGGTCCCGAATGCCGGCCATGAAATTTTCCATTCCGCCCTGCCCCTCTGGATTGAGGGCCATGAGCGTCACGGCGTTGAACAGCGCCATCAGCGGATCGATCTTGGCTGAGCCGCTGGCCTGCTTGGTGATCAGGATCGAGTTGCCGCGCGGCTCGACCTTGGCGTTGCCGCAGCACCAGGCCATCATTGGCTGACCACCGTGCAGCAGCGTGCCCTCGGCCAGCTTGCGCTCGGTAGTCTTGATCGCCCCGCCCAGGCGCCAGCCCTGTGAGATGCCGTCGATTTTTTCGCGCGGGATTCCTAAAGCCTCCAGCGCATCGAGAATTGCGCCAACGCCGGCCGGGTCCAGGCCGACCTTATCCAGCAGGCCGGCCTGCTCGACCTGCGCTACCAGCTGCGCCACCTCCTCGATGTCATCGCCGATGCGCTCGACCAGGGTCAGGTGCCCATCCTTCGCGAAGTCACGGATGCGCGGTGCTTCTGCCTTTCGCCGCTCGAGCACCGAGGGGTGAGCCCATGCATGAGTCCAGGTCAGCCAGCGCCGCGTGTCACGCTCACGCCCGACCGCAGCCAAACCCAGCAAGTCATCCAGCCCGCCGCCGTCGACGCCGATGTCAATCACCTCGCAGCGCTCAACCAGGTCTTCCAGCGTGCGACACAGCTCGGAGGCTTGCACCTCCCAGAATTCAGCCCCTGCCCACCTATCAGAGAGCAGCGCCAAGCCGATCTCGACGTTGAGGTGCTTGGCCAGGAAGCCACGGAACGACTCTTCGCCGTCGAGCTGAGCCTGCGTGTAACCGCGCTCAATGAACGGCTCATCGACCGACAGCCCCAGATTGGGGTTGGTGACATAGGCGTTGGAAAAGTCGCGGTGTTTGCCAGCGTCAAGCATGGCCTTCGGGAACTCATACAACACCGGAAGAAACGACGGGTCTTTGATCTCGCCGTCTCGCACCTTGCGGGCATACATGAGCTTCTGCCGAAAGACGCCCGCCGGCGGCGCATCAGACTGAGTTGTAGCCCAGATGATGAATCCCTCCGGCCGTGACGCCAGGCCGCCGGTGGCCTCGCGCAACATAGCTTCGGCGTTGGCTCGCTTGCCGAAGACCCAGAGTTCATCGATGAATACGCCGATGGCTTTCTTGCCAGAGACAGTCTCGCTATCAGCCGCCACCACCTTCAGCGTGGCACCGGTCTCCATGTGGGTCACGGTACGCAGGTGGTCTTGCACCTTCAGCAAGGCGGACAACTCTTCGTCAGCCTTCACCATGTCCCGAATCGGGATGTAGGAGTTGTCAGCGATCTCCTTGGTCGGGGCCAGGATGATGAACTCACCCGACGTCCGCCAGTTCAGCACCAGAGCGGTCAGCATGATGCCGGCAGCAATAGTCGATTTCCCGTTCTTCTTGCTGATCAGCAACATGAATTCGCTGATCAGGCGACGACCGCTGTACGGGTCATAGGCACCGAAGATAGCGGCGACGAATTCATTCACCCAGGACCGCACGGTCTCGCTCATCAGCGGGCTGCCGGTGGCATCTACCATTCGCAGGCCGCCGAAGACTTCCAGTGCCTCGGCCGCTTGATCAGGGAATAGAGGTTCGAACGGTATCAAGCTCTGGCGGGCAACAATGCGCTGCTCCCAGTCTGTACAGGCCGTTGACCACTCCATCATTTCACCACCGACAGCGGGCCTTTACGCACGCCGAACTTGCCTTGGGCGGCACTTGCTGCCTTGTCCTTGGCGGTATCCTTCTTGCCGCTCTCCCCTCTGCGCGGATGAATGAACGGCATCAGCGCCTTGGCTGCGTCCACGCGCAGCTTTGCCTCGGCCTCGAAGTCATTCATCGTCGCCAGCAGGAAATCTTTCGGATCAGAAAATCGCAGAGCCTTCGACAGATCGAAATCCGCGTCGGGCTGCTCTTCAGCCGGTTGATCGTCACCGGCAGGTACCGAGAGTGTCGCCGCAGCAGGTGGGCTGCCTTTAACAAATTTGTTAACTTTTTTGTTAACTGCCGGGCCTCTCAAAGCCTCTATGACAAACCTGTCTTTCGCCAACCGGGCGCCGGCCTGCGCAGCGCTGGAAGCCGCGTATCCTGCGGCTATGGCTGCATCTTTATTGGACGCACCTTCCCTCAACGCATCGACAAATGCGCGTTTTTTGGGGGTGAGGGCCATTAACAAAAAATCCTGAGCGGGAAAAAATCTGTACGTGGGGTCGGAAGCGGTCTAGCTAGTGGAACGCCCTAAGCTTTTGACCCCCCTACCCCCCCTGAGGCACGTCAATGACGTGCCTAGGTCCGAATTTCGTAGTTTTACGCGCAGGCCGACACCCTAGCCTCCACGGCTGGCAGCTTCCTCCGCCTGTTTGACCGAATCGTGGCAGGGCTTACAAAGGCTTTGCCAATTGGTCTGATCCCAGAAGAGGACCATGTCACCCCTGTGAGCCACGATGTGGTCGACGATGCTTGCCGCCGTCACGCGTCCAATCTGCTGGCAGTAAACGCACAGTGGGTTGCTATTGAGGTAGCGCTCTCGAGCTTTCTGCCACTTGTAGTTGTAGCCTCGCTGCGAGCTGGTCATACCGCTTCGCCAGCTACCGGTCGTGACCACTTGGACCCTGGAGGTGCTGCACTCTTTGAGACGCGGGCCGAGCGTCTTTAGTCTGGCCATCACTGCACCTCGATGCGCGCCACAAAATGGCCGCCGTGAACTTGTGGCGCGACCTACCTGCTCTGGCTCCGCTTGATCTGCGCGTCGACTTGATCAGCGCAGGTATCGAGCAGGTTGATGGCCCGATCCTTTAGCGCCCAAAGGTCACCGTTCAGCGCGAGGTTGTCATCGCTATCGCTGACCCGTTCGCACGGCACCATTACCGGCGCTTCCAGCCTTACCGCTGACGTCTTTCCCGGCGCTGGCTGCGGGCTTGCCGCGCAGGCCGTCAGGCAAAGGCTGATCAGCCCACTTGCGAACAGCCGGGCTCTTACGCTTGAGGTCTTCAAAGTCCTTCCTCGCTTGGCGGGCCTTGTCTTCGCTGGCCTTGAGGCGCTGCTGCAGATCGGCCAGGTAGTTGGCGTTACGCTTGGCCTCGGCCTGGAGCGTGGTGATGGTCTTCAAGCTTTCGGTGTTGGCTTCGGTTGCGTCCTTGGCCGCCCGCGTCTGCACCGTCACCTGCCCTTCCAGAGCGATCACGCGGTACTGCTGGATGGCAATAAGCAGTGCAGCCACCAAACCGATGATCAGTGCCGCTGCAATGCTTTTGAGCATGTTCATAGGCCGTCCGCCTTGCGTCCGAGGAACTTCACGATCATTTCGCGGATGACGGTCACACCGACAAAGCCGATCGCACCGCCGGCGGCAACGGACAGGCTCGAGGGCCATTCCATCCACTCGATCACGCTGCTCGCGGACAGGCTCAGCCCACCACAAATCAGTGACTCCAGCAGGATGCGGCGCTTGCTGGTCTCTTTGGCCTCGTACAACACACGAAGCCCAGAAATTACCGTTGCCATGATCGCTCCTTGCCAGAGAGGGTTGGCCAGGTACAGGCGAAGGTGCAGCCATACCTGAGCCCAGAGGTCGGGGTCTTTCTCTGGCATGATTGAAATCCGAATGCCTCCCCAAACTGGGGAGCTAGAAACGAAAAAACCCGGCGCAATGGCCGGGTTTCGGGTGTTTTATTGTCGTTGCGTATCAGCGCACGCAAGATCGACATGATGGGGATAATTTACGGCCAATCGGCCATCCCGGTCAAGCGGCGTCCAGAAAGATTTGCTCGGCGTCGAATATCTCAGTCGCGTGGATCACAGCGGCTTCCTCCAGCTGCTCAAGGCGCTTGTGAATTCCAGCGCGCCAGTTGCGGCGAGTCCGCTCTGGCGATGCCGCAGGATCCCAAGTGTTCATGTCGTAGAACTCGGCCGGCAGGATGATCATGTCGGTGGAGCGCTTGCCAGACTGCTCACCCTTGAGCTTAGGGATAGCCCAGGCGGTGAGCGCTTTGAAGACGAACAGTTGCGGCGCCGGGCTTGTCATGCGGCTCACCAGACGGCCAATGGCGGCGACCTTGTTGGCCTTGTGCGTCGAGTACTTGGCGACCAGCACATCCCAGTGGGCCGAGGCCAGTTCGCGGTGCAGCAGTGCGTAAAGGCAGCAGTCGTAGTCGAACTTGTCGCGAACCGAGATAGTGCTGCCGGTACCGCCATGGCGCAGATCGGCATCGATCAACTTCTGCCAGGACTGCTTGGTGCTGTTGTCGATGTTGTCGGCGGCCAGTACGCGCACCAGGGTGCCCATCACGTCTTTATAGATGCCCATCGCTCAATCCCCTGTGTAGTTCGTGCCGCCGGCGCCGCGGCGGTTGTTCTGTTCGTACTGGTCGTGGGCTCCACCAATGATCTGCCCGGCGGCCGCTATTTCCCTGAGTGCATCCTTCAGCCGTGCATTGAGCACGGGCACGATATCGCTCAGCGGCAAGGTCTGGAGCGTATGACCGCAGATCCAACCAGACCCCAGGCAGTGCCCACACTCGATTTCGTGAAAGATGCCCTGCCGCACACCCTTACCAACGCAGGTGTTGCACTCGATGATGAACTTCAACTGGCGGCGGAAAGCTGGCCCATGGCTCTTTTTCATGTCGGAACCCCGAGCAAGTAACAAATCTCTTCGACTTCAAGCTTCGGCGTTGGCACCGCGCTGCCACGCAGCGGCATGACCTCTGAATCGCCATAGGCGACCTTTACGGACGGGCCTGGTTGAGTCACGTACCAGCCAGCAGTAGGTGCCGCCATTTGCCGAGCCTTACCGTAGAGCATCTGTCCCTTCTCGATCCGTTCAATCAGCAACACCGCGCTGCCGCAAGGAATC